ATTCTTTTACAACATCTCGCCTCCAATAAAAAATCTAATAAATAAATATAAAAAAGATATTTTATTCAGCGAAGATGGTCATTTTATGAACCCACCTCATGTAAACTCGGGCGTTTTAATATTAAAAAACACAGATAGGGTTATAAACATAGTAAAAAAATGGGCTTTTTCAGAAGAGTTAAAAGATAAATATTGTGGGCGCAAATTTATGGATGGTTATCTATGCCCGAAAACAAATTGGGTAGAAGACCAAGGTATGGTTAGGGGATTCGTGAGGGATAATGTCGATAATATAAATAACATATCTCAACTTGTGCCTTATCTAGAACTGCAACATTATTACTCCGCAGAAAAAAAATCCTTAGAAAAAGTTAAAAACAAACCTTATATTTTTCATTTAGCGGGTAGGCATGAAGATAGATTCATTGAATCAAAAAAATACCTTGACCTACTCCGTAAATTAGGTCACGATATATAATATCTCATGAATATATTCGCAGTAGACACTGACCCCAAGATCGCCGCACAACAATTGTGCGATAAGCACGTTGTTAAAATGATTTTAGAATCAGCGCAGATGCTCTGTGCTGTGTTCCCCAATGGCGATGCTCCATACAGGAGAGCATTCTACAATCACCCCTGCACTAAGTGGGCTAGAGAGTCAGCAGAGAACTACGAGTGGTTGCTAGATCATGCTTACGCCATGTGTCAAGAGTATACCAGACGTTATGGTAAGGTGCATAAATCCCTTGACATTATACAATGGTGCGGATCTAATTACCACAAGCTAAATATACCACGCAAAGGATTGACTAAGTTCGCACAAGCAATGCCAGAAAAATATAAAAATTCGAACAGCGTGACAGCTTATAGGTCATATTACAATGGAGAAAAAGCTTACTTCGCCAAGTGGAGTAAGAGAAAGACACCCTCTTGGTTCAATGACTCTCCAAAAAATAAAGTGTGACATTTACAGAGATGAAATTTAATATTTATGATATAAAAGGCAAGGTGGTCAAAGATAACGACACCTACATTCTTGAGGACAATACTACTTTAAATAATTTAGTTGTTAGTAGCACACTTTTAAAGCCTCTTCAAGAAACCAGAGGGCATTCCCATAAGGGGAAAGAAGAGGTTTATTTTTTCTTAAAAGGAAGAGGAGCAATGACTGTAGATGATGAAACTTTTACCGTATCGGCAGAAGATGTCGTGACAATCCCCGATGGTGCTTTTCATAAGGTAAAAAACCTGACTGGATCTTACCTTTATTTCGTTTGTGTTTTTGAGGGCGACCGAGATCATTGATAAACCCCCAGATCGAGTGATATTTCGCCAAATAAGCGTATATAAAATTAATAAAAAAAAATAAAAACTTAAAAAAATTAATTAAATATTTTTTTTGCTAAACTAAAGTTTTTATTTCTTCGATACCTAATTAACTAAATTAAATCAATCGTTTTCTTTATCAAACCTAAAGATTTAATTTGTAGTATTAAGCTAGCTACGTTAGTAACACAAATATTTTTTGTCGTTACCGTGAGAGGATAATTCATCTCCGTATCTAATCTTATTCCTTCTTCGTTTGCCTCTGGTGATACAATCTCTGATACGAAATCGTATAAACCTTTTCGTTTTAACATAGAATAATAATAATCTCTTTGTTCTTTTTGAGCTTCTACTATCACATCCATGTTGTAGTGTAATTTTATTGCGCTTGTCAGATACCTAAAATATAATCCTTCGTTTGTGGTGAGTTCAGAAACTACTATCAAGGTCATATATTTAATTACACAAAAGAA